AATGATGTATTATATGGTGTGCTTGATTGCCATAATTGTGAACCTGTACCTGTTATGCTAGCACTACCTGGTATTGCAATAAATACCTCTGACTGTTCTTGTGCTAATGATTGTGTTACTGCTGAACCTGTTACATCTAAATAAGTTAGTATACTTTCAGTTTCAACACCACCTATTGTAGCATATAATGAAAGTTCTTGTTCTGTTGTAGTAGTTGTTGTAGTTGGTGCTTGTGTAGTTGTACTTGTAGTCGTTGTATTATCAAAGAATGATATTACACACCTGTTTCTATCGTTGTGTACTCGTAGGGTAAAGTCTGCTGTAAATCCTGCTAACTTATTATCAAATCGGTCAAGGAATGGAGTATAGGTTATAGATGTAATGATATCAAATCCACTTACCGACCTTGCTGTATAGTTAGTTAGGTCATTTAGGACACCAAGAGTATTAGCATGAATATCAACAACATCATCAGTACCGTAGAAAGGTATGTCTTGTTGGTTCTCTGTTCCTTCACTTTCGTTTGCGTTGTATTTTATCTTGTCTGCAACCAATAACTGTATTACGTAGTCCGTATAACTCTCATCTACCGATAGGGAGGATATGAATATATTACCGAGTGGATATATAGGGAAGGTTTCGTCATCTACATCAAATAAATCCCCTTGACTTACCCGTTCTATACTTGGATGTAAGTCCATCAAGTCCTTAAAGTAGTTGACTATATTGTAGTATAACGCGTAGTTAGTATCTGTATTCTTGAATATAGGGTTTAGGTTACTCATAAGTTGATTCCACTAAAATACTGATTACTTTGGTCAGGATATACTTGTGTTGAGTTTCCTACTGACTCCAAGAACTCTGGTAGTTCGTTTGAGTATGCGATAAGGAAATCCTGTAATCTTGTAGAGTAGTATTCTGCGTTATCACTTGCTTTACCTTGTAAGTAGTCCAACTCATTCTTTGATGGTGCTACTGATGTTTCTGATTGGTGTTTTTGTGCTCCTGCACTCTTGAATTGTATACTAGCAAAGGGTATGTATTCTGTACACGCGTACCAGATAAGAGTTGGTTTGATGTATTCAGTCATCAACTCACTATATCTTCCTGTAAATCCTGTTCCATCTGTTATATCGTCTTGTAGTTTGTTGTATAGTACTGTACCGATAAGGTTGAGTATATATTTTTCTTGTGCCGTTCTTACGAAAGGTAGTAATTGGTCTGCATCAACTGCTCCACCGAGTGGTGAGGTCTTTATGATGTCGTTTCGTGTAATAAATAATGCAAAGGCACTCATAATATCTCGTATTCTTCTGATGAGAATGCTTTGGAAGGGTTCAGTAGTAGTTCCTCTTCCATTTGTTCTTCATCTTGGGTTTCTGTGTTTATCATCGCGTCATTTACATCCTGTTCTGCTTCTTCTACTGTTTGGTCTGTATCATCTGCGGTGTCTGCTAATATAACAAGTGGAGTAAGTTGTTCTATATACAAATCTCTTTCTCCGTACCCACCTTCAAGTAATGCGTAGTATAACGTGTCTAATACTAATGACTGAAAGGGTTGTATAGTCATTGTTTGGAATATACTATACGCAGTTTTCATTTCTTCACTCTGGCTACTAAATCCGTTGTTAGCAGTACGTATACCGAATAACAGAGGACTTACTATTCGGTGAGCTACTAGTATCCTGTCTTGTGCGTATTCTGCTACATATTGGTATTTCTCATGCAGGTTCTCTACTTGGATACTCTCTACACTTGGTGCTGCCTCTTTATCATCGTTGAAACTTACCATAAACCTACCAGCGTTCTTTGTACCTGTGAACTTGTGTTCTATCATATTCTCTATGACATCTCGTTCTTCGGGTGCAGGTACTCCGTTATTCAGGTTTACCATAACAAGTGGTAAGAACCCGTTTTCTATATTGTTTATGTGTAAGTTGGACAGTTCTGCTTCTACTTGTGAGAATTGTAGAGCACTTATCCAATCAGGTAGTGAGTAATAAAATCTATTTGGTTCGTATTCTTTGATGTATAGTATCTCTCGTTCTTCTGTACTTGTACCAAACGCAGGTATCTTTATCTTCTGTTTCTGTTTCCTCATATCACTCCAATCCGTACAGTAGTAGTAGTTCTCTACTTGTGGAGTCATCGTTATCTTCTCAGCTCGTAGTAATTGTACGGGTATGTGATGTAGTTTGACTATCTTTGTATGTTCTTTATTCCACTTGACCTGCCACGCAGCGTTACCATATAGTTTTAAGTCAAAGAATACCTTACGTAGTTCATCACCTTTAACTAATCGTTGTAGTTGTGTTGAGAACTCTTCATCGTTTGTTGCTAACCCTTTACCATATAGTAAGTCAGCAGTTCCGTCTATACACGCTGCGTTCGTTGTAGATGTGTTATACGCGTCTGTGAGTTTCTCGTAGTAGTCATCTTGACTTTCTATACCAATCGGTATCCAATCGTACCTTGTCTTTGTATCTTCTTTGACATCAGGTACATCTTGACGAGTTAGTTGTAGGACGGATAAGTTCTTGTCTTTTTTCATAAGATTATGTACTCATTTGTGCTGATTGAGGAGGAGTAGTTGTTTCGTTGTGTTTTATATTCTGTCTTGTCTATACTTTGTGAACCGAACACTTGTATAGTTCCTCTCCATATTGTAGTATCGTTGTCTTGTATTGTTGCTCTATATTCTGTACCTTCTGAACCTGATATACTTGTTGTAAATTCAAGTAGGTTTTCGTAAGGGGTAAAGGTATAGCTACCTGATAAATCTACTGAACTTGTTACGAGTGTATACATATTCTCTAACTCCAAAGTTAGGTTTCCTGAACCCGTATCCTCTGTTCGTATTGCAAATCCGTCTGTTTGTGATGTGTAGTAGGTTAGCATAGCGTGTAAAGTTGTCTATACTATAACAACTTACCTTGGTTTTTTCTATTGGGTATAAAAAAACCCACCTCGGAGGATTGAGGTGGGTTTGTTGTGGTGTGTGAAAGTTCGTGCTTACGAAGGAACTATTGTAGGTGGAGTTATACCTGCAAACGGGTCATCAGTAGTACTACCACTAATGAATGCTGCAGGGTTCTTTTCTTCACCTGTCATGGTTATAGAATATCCATATAAATCACCAAGTGCTGCTCCTGTTTGGATTGTACCTGCGGTGAGGTCACATCCTTCTGCTAAACCTGCTACGAGTGCTTCACCGTTCTTTGTATGAACGATGATTTGTGGTCTACCCTTTGCTAAAAGTTTTAGTTGGGTAGTCATCTCGTTAGTTAGTTTTTTGAGATTTAGGGTTAGTTCTTGGCTATAGAATGTTGTTCCATTTTCCCTTGACGAATTAACAGTTTCTGTATAAGCACTTGTACCTTTCAGTTCGTAGTAGTAAACAGTTGTATCTGCTGGAAGTGCAGTCACCAAGTCATCACTGTCTTGTGTGAATGAACCTGTTGAGTAGTTGATGAAATAAACTCCTTGTAGTCCACCAATACTCTCCTTACAAACCTCTTGTCTACCTGCTGTTAAGTTACATGTTGTGCTCATGGTTGTATCCTGTTAATGGTTATTAGTATGCTCCGTAGTAAACGATGTCTTTACCGATTGCGAATTGTGTACCGGCAGTATATCGCATGATGACACGGAAGTTCTGTGAACCATCCAAGTCAGCCATATCCAATACTTTGACCTCGTTGTAATCACTCATTAGTCCTGTACCGAAGAACAAGTTTGATTTCTGTGCTGCTACAATCTTGTTAGCCGAAAAGCCAGGTGCGTGTACAATTTCAATACCGTTGAAGTTGTATGGTTTCTCACCTACGTTAAGTTGGTTGTTGAATGACCCTACGTTAGTTTGTCCTGCAAGTGCTTCTTGGTATGCCTTAGCTACGTTTGTAGAAGCGTAGATAAGTAAATCTTCCTTACCGAATACTGTATCAGGGATTGTTTGGTATACACCGTTGAGTGTGTCAATTACGTTAGCAGATGTTACTGAACCTGAAATAAGTGCTCCATCAAGTTCTGCTGCTAATACATCGTCTGCTCCACCT